ACCAGTGAATGTAAATTCATTAGTGCTAGGCAATTCCAATTCTACCAGAGATAGTAGAGATGGATTTGTAGCTGCCTGAGCCTCTGCTACGGTGTTGAACGTGGCTCTCGTATTATCTTGCATGATGCAATCATATTGTTCTTGAAATGGATATGTAGGCCATAATCGATTATAAATCGAGAGTAGATAGTGATCGGATTGAGCAACGGGCGAAAGAAGATAGCCGTTACCAACCGAAGTATTACTTCCAGTAACTGTCACATCCGTTATAGTCCAGTTGGTGCTGTTGCGATTTGCATAACCTTCTGGCCAGAACTCAAGTAACATATGACACTGAAGAGGATCATCCTGATCAATACTGCCAGTAGATACACCGCCATAAATGTAGCAAGGAGGAAGTTGTATTGGATTAGAGGCCAGAGTATTGGAGCTTCTATAAACCGCTCCATGAGTAGGATATACGTACCCTCCGTTAGCGTAATATGCGTCTGCTTCTATCGCAAGCGTATCGTCATCTTCACCCGCTAACTCTTCAGCATCCCTAATCGTGTTAGGCTCTTGAAGACTCGCACCACTACCAAAGGCGTGTCTACCCACTGTTACTAGATATATTTCTGTGCCTTCTGGCTCGGTTGCGGACATTCTTTATAGACCTTGTTTATCTCTTTCTATTATGTATGCTTTCACTAAACCACTTCTCACGATATCATCGGCTAGAAACTCTACAAAGTCGAATTGCTTCATGTTACTGATAATCCGCATAAACGTCTTGAGTCCAGAAAGTTCTTTCTTTCTCTCGCTAGTAAGGTCATCCTGCTTTACATCACCAGAGAATATGATTCTACAGTTCTCGCCAACACGAGTCATTACGGTGTGCAATTCTTGATCACTCATATTTTGCATTTCGTCGACCACAATGATACAGTCATCGAACGTAGATCCTCGAAGAAAAGAAGTAGATATAAACTCTATGTTGTTCCGTTGCTTGAGTATCTCATATGCATCGCCTCTGCCTAAAAGCTTGGTACATATGTCATAGTATGGGCCTTCGTACACCTTCATCTTATCTTTCTGACTACCGGGTAGAAATCCAATGTCTCTAGTTGGAACAATTGATCGAACGATGAACACTTTCTTATATGGCGTATTCGTCTTCAACGTCTCTTTGAGAGCGAAGTAGAGTGCTAGAAACGTCTTACCCGTTCCTGCTATACCATGTAGCATTAAGTTCTGGCCTTCATCCCAAGACTCAAAGGCTGAAGCCTGATTATCAGTCAATGGAGCAATATCACTCTGAACTGAAAATCCTGATGAAAGTTGGTTATCTGTGTCTAAGACTCCTTGCTGTCTTAGTACTCGTCTCTGCCTTTTAGTTAGTCGTTCTTGTTGTTTTGCAGGCATTCATAATTCCTTATCTGGTTTCTATGTTAGACCCCGCATTAGTCTTCTTAATAGTTTTTAACATATCATTGAAGCTCTCAGGTGTCTTTTTGATACCCAAGCGGGCTGAATCACCAATTGCTGGCGCATGAATGATTTTCTTCATGTGGGGATTATCTAGGTCGAACTGTTGCATATCTGCAATGGACATAATACGATCACTTATTTCACCAGTTTCTTCATTTCTGTATTGATATATAGGCATACTAAACTCTCCGATTTATAAAAAAATGGACAATCAATAGATTGCCCAAAGTCACTCTAACCATAATGTTATTTATACTAAACGATGCTCTTATGAGAGCATTTCATAGATTTCTTTCCAGTTCTGGACAATCGTAATAGTCTCACTCTCATAATGTTTGTTATGAGTGTGGGACATAAGGACTGAGGTTAGACCCAATCGATCACCTAACTCGCTGTTAGCAATTTTATCTTCTACCCAAATACATCCACTATCTAAGTAAGGCAGTAAAGCATCATCCTTATCAGCACCAGTATCAAGACATTCGATCATATCAAAAGCGGTATCACCAAACAGATTCTTGATGTTTTGCTCTCGTAACTGCACAGCGTATCGATCAGTAGATAGGCTAGTGATACAGTGGAATACGTATCCTAACTCTTCGTGAATCTTCTTAACATACTTCACAGCGTCTCGAAGCGGTGGTAAGCAACACATAGTTGCGCTTTCATTGAAGTGGCGAATCAGCTTCTTCATCTCAGGCTTCTCTAGCCCGTATGATGTAGCCAAGTCATATTCTTCGATTTTTGCCTGTTGAGTGTAACCTTTCTCTTTCATCCAAAGTCGAAAGCTATGTAACCAATCAACTAGGACTCCATCACAGTCTACCAATATTATATTGTTGTTCATCACTCTTCCTATTTGAAGTACTTCTCTAACATTTCGTACTTGTCACAGTACTCGGTCATCTTCTCTAGCTCAGATTCAATGGTTTCCATGATATCTGGATGCTCTGCTACACCAACTGAATTGTCTAATAATACATCAATATTCATTTTGTGCTTGCCCGCTTGAGCTTGCATATAGGACATTGATGTGGCGATTAAATCGGCTCTACGATTTTTCATAACCAATCCTGCTTTAAGTTTGTGTAGTAAGAAGCTATGTTAGCGATATCTGCATCAGATAACCCTTTTGCCATTCCTGACATCATAGGATTATTTCGTACTCCATCACGATACTGCTTAAGAGCAGACACAAGATAGAGTTCTTTCTGACCAGCTAGATTAGGAAACATAGGACTATTACTGATTCCATATGCTCCATGACAACCAGCACAGGAAGCAGAACGTGCTTTACCCGCATCTGGATCGCCCGCTGTAGCGAACGAAGATAGTGTCATCACTGATAATAAAAACATTACTGAAAGGTGCTTCATTTCAAATCTCCAATTATATAATTGTTAGAAAGTGTCTCGATTCTTTCTCTTTTGCTTTCTCGCTTCTTTGATATCTGCTTTACGTTTATCGTATCGCTTTGAGTCCTTTTTGTCAAAGTCCTCATCAACCCATTCACGAAATTTCTTACTCTTATTCTTACTCATGCTACGTTCCTACGACTCGTTCTTCTTAGGTCGACCACGACCTCGCTTAACTGCTATTGGCTCAACTATTGCGCCTGGAAATGCCTGATTGATAACTTCAGGTGATAGATCTGGATAAGGCTCTTTTGCTATTGTTCTCAATAACAGCATGGCATCTTCAGAATCAACACTCTCTAACATCTGAATGAATAATGACTCTTTTCTTTCTCTATTCAATCCTTTACCGTCTTTCATCTGCTCAACAAAGTACGGCATCTTTCGCATCTCACGATACAAGAGGCCATGCGACTCATGAATATCAGACGGGTTGTATGGAGGTGGGGTTTCGGGTAAATCAAAAGTCCATCTTGCATCACACATCAATGCGAGGATATCCCTCAATGCTCTCGAATCATTTCTTTTTAGAACAGCAACTTTTTCTTCAACTGTCTCAGCTTTTCGGGCAGTGTTGACGATCTCTGCCAGAGATAATGTAGTCATTTTAAAACTCCGTTATACATTCCATTAGGTTTCTTAGTTTGTTTTTGATAAAGTAATTCAGTAACTGACTTCTATCTTTACCATTCTCTTCGTTCCAAGCTTTGAGGATTTCCTCTTTCATACCTTTCGGAATTTCAGATAGATCTATCAATGCTTTGTTACGCATATAGTTGCGCTTTACCTCTTCCTGCATATTATTTATATCAGCCCATTCTGCTATTCTTTTCTGCGTAACTGGGCGTTGTCGTATTCCCATAACAAAAGAATTATCAGCAGATAGAACATTAGGGATACCGTCCCCAGAATCACCTTTCAGTATATGTTCTGCAAGATACTTTTCTGGATCAGAATTCGAAATCCATCGCTTTCTAACTGGATCATACTGCTTCACGTTTGCATACTTGTGTAGTTGTATGTAGTCTTTATCTCCTGATAAAATTAGAATAGGTTCGCCCATGTTCAACTCTGTACCTTCTTCATGAACCACAACACCAATGATATCATCAGCCTCACAGGTTTCAATCTGAATAACTTTGTACGGAAAGAATGTCTTAAGCTCTTCACGAATAGCATTCAATGCTTGGAAGATAGCGTTCCAATCCATCTCAGACTTATCTCTTGTCTTCTTACGATTGGCCTTGTAGTATGGATACATCTGCCTACGCCAATAGTTACCGTCATCACAACAGATAACAAGTTCACCAAACTCATCGCCAAACTTCTTGCGATTTGCTCTAAGTGTATTCAAAATCATATGCCTTAGCATACTTACATCAATCTCAGCATTCTGATGATTACCAATCTGCATCATCATGTTTGCGATCATGACTTGGTTCATATCTACCAGTATCATTTTCTCTCTCCTAACTTAATTTAATAGTATATACTATAACATAAGTTAACTGCATTGTCAAGTAAAATTATTGCTTTTCCCAAGTCTGCTCTGATGATAGTTTATAACTTCCTAGATGTTTTTTATGTTGCCAACTCTCTGGCTCAATCAAACTAAGGAACAGACCACTTTCGCTATCATATAGATGATAGACTCTACCAACTACTGGTATAAAATTACATCTTGCGTTGTACACCATTTGAGTGTCTTCAGCGAGTGCTACCAGCTTAAAATACTCTTCTTTCAGTTGCTCGAACTTTGTTTCAAGTTGATGCGTTGCAGTAATGCCACGCTCCTTTCCCTTACCCAGTACATCTGGAACTGTAAATGCTGGTGCACCAACATTAGTTGGATAGTGCATGATACCAGGGTTATCAGCTACATTGTCTGGTTTAGTCTTCGAAGTCTTCGATCCCATCAAAATATTCTTCCATATCTACAATAAAGTCGTCTAGTATTTTCTGCATAGGTTGTTCGATCTTATCCTCAGCATCTTCAAATAAAGCATCAGAGACCTGTTGAAAAGGATACTCCTCTCCGATAGAACGATAAACAAGAGACTTCGATGCCTCTATAATAGTCATTATATCAAGCATTGATTTGGGGTCTTTCTCTACGTTGATTCCCATACCTCTCAATGCCCATACAGTTTCTCTGGCATTAACTAGAGCGAATATCTCAGCGACTTCCTTGTCACTTTCAAGTACGAGTTCCTCTATCTCTTCGTCTCGCTTTTTTTTCTTATCAGAGGCTTTGCTAAAATCTACTACATTATCCTTCATTTGTTCACCTTTAGTATGATAGTATCAGAATTGATTCTAGCGTCTGTTGGTTTCTCAGCAGTCTTCAGTGCCTTGAAAGCTTTCAGTGCTCGTAGCTTAGTGACCTTGTTGATAGAGTCAATAGTCTCTTCAGGCTTCCGTAGCTTCTTCTTGAACGATAACTCTTTGTCATAGTTCTTGATTGACGTACCACTAATAATAAAGCCCTCTCTTTTATCAGTAACAAGATACTTGAGAACCCTTGTCTTAGTGTTAAAGAGATAGACTTCAGTAGCACCAACAATGTGAGCAGGACTTGTACTGGTTATCTTATAGTCTGTAGATTCTTTCTGATATATAACTTTCTCAGCTTGCTTAGTTGCAGGAGTAGCTTTCTTAGCACGAGGCTTGCGTGTTGCTTTCTTACTCAATACAAACTTCTCACTATCGCTCACGAACGCAGAGACTAGCTTTAATAGCTTTTTCTGTTGTGATAGCGTCATATGGCTATAGCCTTCGACTAGCTCCTCTGTCTTCTCTACGAGCAGTTCAGTCAACTCATCATGCATCTCTCGATATGCCTTAGCAATATCACGAGCAGTTTGGGCTGCCGCATCTATACCCTTTAAGTGAGTATACAGAGAGAAGTTCTTATCTAAAGATCCGTCAAGATGCTCATCAATAAACCCCTCGATCTCACCAAGAACACCTAGCGTCTTCTCTCTCAATAACTCAGAGGGATTCTTCTTCTTAACGGCAGGGGCATCAGATACGACTTCTACAGCATTCTCGATATTGATTTTACCGAAGCTAACTACGGTGTCGATTTGTTTGTTGATGAAGTCCACATAGGACTCAGGAATAGGCGCACCCATAGAATGGATTCTAGCCAGAGAGCCAAGCGTAGAAGATGTTCTCCAGTCTTCGCCTGCTTTGTATGACTTTAGATCGTTAGGTCGATTGGACTTCACCCAGTCTACTGTCCAAGACACATAATCTTTCTGACCGTAGAAGTATGAGTAGTGTCTCATAGCTTCGTAGACTGATTTAGAGAATCGATCTGGTGCAATGTCTGACCAATCGATCACTTCACTTCCTACGTTCTTTTCTTCAGCAAGTTTGGCCTCGTTGCCTCTTCTTGCGACTCTTTTCACTTTAGCCATTCTCTACTCCGATAATATAAAGGACTATGATAACATAACAATTGTGGCTTGTCAAGAGTTATATATAAAATTAGCCCCATCATGTGATAAGCTGTAAGTATCGCTTTTGACGAATGTATATCGCTTATCGCATGATGAGGACTTATAAACTTACTTAACGCCTGTTGGGAAGTCTACACCATTGACACTTCTGATGTTCTCCCACCGAAATGATCTCCAACCATTAACACCCTCGTCCCAAACTGCTTGAGTTGTAGTAGCAGTTTTCGGGGCTCGAATTGTACTGGCGGGATCAGAATATTGTGCGATTGATTCGCTAAGGGTTGCTTTCATATCTCGTGTTGCGCCATCAGCTTTCAAGAATGTTATATATACAGTACCCTCTTTAAGCTTACTAATTATATCAGATCTTTGCATTACGTTTCTCCATTAATTATATATTCATCAATTTTTTGAGTCAACCCAGCGTATCCGCCGATGTGCTCACCTTTCCAAAGAATCTGTGGAATCCCCTCTGCTTCAGGAAATAGCTCAGAAAATCTCTTACCAACTTCAGCATCTTCAACTTCAAAATACTCGTGTTCAATCTGCATCGCTTCGCACATCTGCTTACATCTTAGACAGTGGAAGCAGGTCATTGATCCGTATATTGTGACCATAGGTTTCTCCAGATTTTGTATATTATAACAGAGTTATCTGGTTCTGTCAAGTTTTAATCCACTATTGATAAAGGCTAATTTCTGATCTTTAGTCCATTTAGACAGATAGTCGTTATCATTATCGAATAGCTCTAGGACAGCATCTTCTTCCACCCAACCACAATCGACTATAGTTTCACCAAGAGACTTTTGAGAAAACTCATCTATCTCTTCCATCAGCACAGTATCATTTGCCCACTCTAGCTCAACAGGATCATCTGTGTTTAGACTCTGAAGTCGTTCTTCTGATATCACATAACGATGTCTGAATGTGTGGACTGTAGTCACAACTGCATATTTTTTACTCATAATAACCTCAATCTATTAGTCTACCGAAAAATCCTTTCTCACTTTCCTTTGTTTGCTCTTCAAAAGCTTCTTCTGCTTCAGCGTTTGCTTTATCAAACGTCTCTTCTGACCGCAAATAGTATGCATCATAGGCACCTATAATAGCATTCTGTTGTTGAATATAAGCTCTAAGATCAGATATGTTTAATCCTAAATTTTCATATCCTTTATCAGTTAGAGAAAAGAATGCTAGTGATCTACCGCTATTAACTAACTTTTCGTACTGCTCTTCCCAGTTCTCTATCGTGACAATGTACCACTCTACACTTCTAAGATCAAGTTCGTCAGCATTAGGCAGGACTAGCTTGGGCTTATCGATAGGTTTAGCAGATACTGTGATCTGCTTGGGCATACTACTACAGCCACTAATCAGTACTATTGTCAGTAAACAACCAAGGGCATTCACTATTGAACGATTTACCATTTGTAGCCTCCATTTCTTTTTCAGTTAAGTCTGAACCAGATATAATTTCAAAACATCTATTCGCTTTATCGCTAGCCTTAATGATCACTTTCTGTACTAGACCAGGCTTCTTCTCAGCTAGATTACCTAGATCGTGTCTGCCCAATTTGTCAGATAATACACGATTCTGTTTTCGTATGCTTGCGAACTCTTCGTTGAGAATGTTCACTTGCTCATTAGCTTTCTCGTAATCTGCTTGAAGCGATTCAACTGCCTCTTCACTAATTTGAACGGCTGTCTCTAGTTTAGCGTTATTACTGTTTAAGATAGCTAGACGCTCTTGAGTGTCGCTGTAGTACCAGTAGAACAATCCACATACAATGAATGTCACTACTGCCATGATTCCTGCTAATTTTGTACCCATATCACTTCTCCAGTTGGGTTATCATAATCTTCGGTTAATCCACAAAAAAGTTTTAGTAACTATAATGGTAGTTATGATGATTGATAGTATCATAGCAAATGATAACAAAAAACCATACATAAATTCTAATAACATAATACTCACTTCTCTTTTGTCTTACTGGCGCTCTCTTGTTGAGCCGTAGCACAATCGTCTACAGCAGTAGGCCTAGTGCCTCGTACTACACTTGGCTTATCTTTCTTGCCAAATATAGCATCCCAGTTATTATCAAACTTCTTCTGGTCAGCAGTTGGTCGCTGTTTGCTACCCTTTCCACCATGTGTTGCGCTCATATTACGTACCTCTGTTTTAATTAAGTGAGCAGTTTCGTGACATACTCAGGTCGGTCCCAAGGTAGTGGGACTATAATCCAATTAGTGCCCAGCCATGATTTGCTATGGCATTAAGTATAATGAATATACAAGTGAGCATATGAACCACCCACCAAATAGTACGGATAATAGCAACACTGTCAGCTTGCTTATTAGTTTCTCCAACTTTCTCTCCTAGTGATTTAGCCCAAATGCGCCACCACTTCATGATATAGTTATCTCTGATTCAGTCTCGATCACAACTCTAGCCCCACAAGATAGTAATGGTTTATTGTCGCCACCGCTATACACTATCTTACTAGGGCCATGTATTTCCACTGAATGTCCGTAAGTATTCTTTCTACCTTCTTTAACAGTGATTACAGCATCATTCGTTCCATGTTTCAGATTACGGCGAATATTATGCTGATTTACATGAATGAACTTCTTTGACATTACAATACTGCTTTGATATGCGAGTAATGAATGATGGCCGCTTTCTTACCATCCACATTGATTGGCTGAGATTCCGTCCAAGTTAGATACACTTGATCCCCTACAGCAAGGGTGCCAGTCTCTTCTACATCATCGGCAATACAAAGAACAAGACCGGGTTGAGTTGCTTTATCAATTTTACTCACATCTGATAAGATGATACCACCTGCTGTTGTTGTTTCTTTCTCAACTTCAGTAACGAGCACGTAACCGCCTAACATTTTCATACTATTCTCCAATATTAATTATTTGATGTAACAAAAGAGACTTCTTCTCTAATTGCTCTTAATTCAAGTTCTAATCTAAATGCTCTAGCATAAGAGTCACCGATAGATGGCACATTTTTCAACACAGCGTTGATATGAGCAGTTTCCATATCACATAGTCTTACCCACCTCAAAGGCTGATCACCATTGATTCCATAAGTACCCCATTCGACTGCTTTACGCACCTTGTCAAACGGATCGTCATCCCAGACGCAATGATGAATCTCATCACCATTAGCTGAACATCTCACATAGTCAAGACCACCATCGATCATATATGTTTTACCATTAGCATCTAGATACGTCTTATAATCATGGCGACTACGAGAGTATAACACAGTACCGTCTGGTGTTTCAAGACAATTCTTTACTAATTTCGCAACTTTTTCTTTACTCTCTCTCTTTTCTTCACTCATTCATCACCCCAGTCTATACTGATTCTTTGATCGCCCTTTTGATTCCAACGATAAGTACATCCCATCTCTTCAATGATAGGAAGAATCTCTTTCAAGTTCTTAATGCCTTTCTTATCAGCACCAAAACAGAATGAGGAGCTACTCATCTCATCAGAAGAATATGTTTCCATTGTACCTTCACCATCATACTCATACTCATCAATCTCGTCCTCAGAAGCCCCATCGTACCACTCGTCATCCTCACAGTCTTGCTCATGATTGAATAGACACTTACTGAAATCGACATCTTCGCCTTTGAATGGACCAACCTCATGCTCGAACGGTAGACAGTCCCAAGCACAAGATTGGCAACAAGTCTCTGCCCATCCACAATACCAGCCTTCTTGTCTAAGTCTATCAAACAATTTATCTAGTTTGTTTTTGATGGGCGTAGTCATTACAGCACGATACTGGTAGTTGCTTCAACGAACGCTTTCTCTACGATAGAACTTGTTGGCGTTACGAACACGATTCCAGTCTTGTAGAAAGTCAACTCAGCGGCGTCAGTTTCACCCGTCACACAAATACCTTGTGCAAACCCTACACCGTTTTCACCACTGATCAACATCTTAGGCTTAGTGATTGTAAAAGCATCGGCACTCTCGTCTTTGAATTTACCAACATATTCGCCAGCATTAGTGACCACACTTACTACATCATCTTTACTATAACTCATTTCATTCTCCATTAGTTTAAATTAGTCTTCTTCATCGTTCATTTGATCGATTCTTTCTTTCAGTGCAATTAGAACCTCTAACAGCTCTGCACCTATATCTTTATCTTCAATAGTGTCGATAGACACACTTATATCAATTTTCATAGTAGATCATACTCTGTAGTCTCCGTATCAAAAGGAAAGCATTTTAAAAACAGTGATCTTTCTAGACTTATGGCCTCTTTCTCCCAAGGCTGTTCACTATACCCTTTTCCTTCCATACATTCTTTTTTCCATTTAAAATTTCCTTTGAGGTCGTAGCCTAACTCTCCTCTAAGAAACTGTTTAGTGTGCACCATCTCATGTGCTAATGTCTGCATCTGATTGAGAAAACTCAATGGCGCTTCACACGAGGTTCTAGCAATCTTTATGGACACATCATCTTTATCACCGATAGCAATACCTTGGGCATCATCATCTATCGCATCAACAAACTCTATATCAACACACTTGCTAGATAGTCTATGTATATTCAACTCACGGAACAAGTTACATATATAGTAGCGCACAACATCTTCTTTGTGGACTTTGCCTATAACACAGTATTTGATCCACTTCTCATCCATGATACTATATACATTCCTTATTCATTTACCATTACCTTTATTAAAGATTTTGAACGCTTCTGCTTCTGCTTTCAAGCTCTTTAACTTTTTGATAGCTTTTGCTTTCTGCCTTGATACTCTTGCCGAGATTGATCGATTCAAACGATCAGACTTTTTAGGTACAACAGTCTCTACATTAACGACCTCAACCTCTGGTTCAAAATCAATCTCAAGCTGAGTTTCTATATTCTCTTTAGTCATGGTATCTCCTATTAATAATGGTGCGGCTACTAGGATTCGAACCTAGAATAGAGCTTTAGAAGAGCCCTGTGATATCCCTTTCACCATAACCGCATTAAACATCCCAACTAGATTGGGTTTCAATTGCATACTCTACACATTCTATATAGTCTCGATCTTCTTCGCTTAATGCAGACCATGCAAACTTAATTTTATCTAGCAAGTCGATCACTTGCTCGGGTTCATCCAAATGAACATTAGACTCCATCATTTGCTGTAACGCATCCATGCGTTGGATTAGCTTAACTCTTAGACTCATAAGTATAAAGGCCCAGTCCATCGGACTTCATAATCATCAGTCAGAATGTTTCCTCGTGCTTTGTTTCGAGCAGGAGCAGACCAACTAGCGGCTTTGAGAAGATCACCTTTCTTGAACTTATTATCATCTTCTTTCATGA